TGCCATTCGTTACAGACGTTAAGAACAAGCTTAGCGTCAAAGCATTGAATGGCTACATCTCTACTACAGCACGTAAGAACAAGCTGCCTATCCAGTACAACGTAACTCTAGGCGCAGGTATACATGACTTACCTAATGGCAACCAGTATGCGTCCTACACGTTCAGCGCACCTGATCTCGTAGATGTACAAGAGGGTGACAATGAAATCCTCAAGGACTTCTTAGAGTTTGTTGAAGTTACTAATAGTGGCATCCTATCTAAGTGGGATGAAAACAATCGTCAGGACGTAGATGATTATGAAAAGGAGATCATTGCTTCTATTGTTGACGTAGAGGAGTTTGAGTAATGGAGCATCCTGCAGAGCTATCCCTTCACAGCTACATGAACTCTGTTCTTGCTGGTAAAAAAGGAATGGATCAAAGCATAATTGATAAAGTTATGTCTGATGTTGGAGATGCTATGAATAAGCAATTCAACGGAGGTCCACGGGATGCATTTAGGTTAAGGATGTCCAACATTGGGCGTCCTACTTGTCAGCTTTGGTTTGATAAGAATGAGCCTGAGTACAAGACAGCATTCCCGCCACGCTTTTTAATGATGATGATGATTGGTGACATTGTAGAGGCTGTGTTCAAAGGCTTACTACGTGGTGCTGACGTTGACTTTGAGGATAATGCAAAGGTTACGCTTGACTTAGATGGGCGTAAGATTAATGGCGAGTACGACATGAAGCTAGACGGTAAGGTAGATGACGTTAAGTCTACCTCTCCTTGGTCCTACGCTAACAAGTTTGCCAGTTTTGAAGCACTCAACTCTGGTGATGGGTTTGGTTACATTCCACAGCTTGTAGGCTATGCAGAAGCAGAAGGCGCTCCTGTAGGTGGCTGGTGGGCAATCAATAAAGGTACAGGTGACTTCAAGTATGTCTCTGCAGCTAACGTAGACAAAGAGAAAGTCTTAGATGAGATGAAGGCTACAGTAGCTTACATTGACGAAGACAAACCTTTCAAGCGTTGCTTTGAGGCAGAGCCTGAGACCTTCTATAAGAAGCCTACAGGCAACATAAAGCTTAGTAGAGCCTGTGGCTTCTGTGATTACAAACAACGTTGTTGGCCTCAGTTACAGACTCTTCCCTCTGTAATGTCTAAGGCTAAGGAGCCACCAATGGTAGACTACGTACACATTGAAGTTCCACAATAAAGGAAGATACCGCAGCGGTTTAGAGAAAGACATTGCTGCGGTACTCAAAGATAACCAGAAGAAAGTTAGGTACGAGTCTCTAAAGATTGAGTGGGAAGACTTAAGATATAGAACCTATACCCCAGACTTTTTGCTAGACAATGGCATCATAATAGAATCGAAGGGTATCTTTGATAGTGATGACAGACGAAAACACCTAGAGATACAGAAGCAACACCCAGAGCTAGACATACGATTTGTGTTTAGCAATGCTAAGGCTAAGCTGTACAAGGGTGCTAAGTCTAGATACTTTGAGTGGTGTGACAAAAATAACATACTATGGTCTCATAGAGTTATTCCTAAAGAGTGGCTTAAAGAAAGGGGTAAGCCTATACTAGCAGAAAGAATACCCCTTAAAGAAAAGAGGAGAAGTTAATGGGCGATAGACCTAAGACAGGCAACGATGCACTAATAATAGCTCCAGGTGAGGTTGCCTTAATTATCCAAGCTATTGATTGGGATGCAGCAGATGGCTGGGATGGTGAGATAAAAACTAACATGGTCATGAACTCAGATGGTGATGTACCTTTAGAAGTTATGGGACACATGGTAGAAGTATTAACTATGATGACAGCTTTTCTTTCTGTATCAGATGACCACCCTGAAATCTATGACATTGTAGAGATGAGAAGAAATGAGCTTTTGGGCCTTGACATAGTTGGTGGAGTACAAGATAACAAAGAGAGTGTAACTAAAGTGGGTAACGTCTACACAATAGACAAGTGGACTAAGACAAAAGGAGACTGCTAGTATGGATGACTTAGAAGAAGACAATAGCTATGACCCTGTAAACAGGCCAGCGCATTACAATCTTGGTGGTGGCGTAGAGTGCATAGACTACATCAAGCAGGTACTAGGCTTAGAAGGATTCATTGCGTATTGTCACGGTAACTTCATAAAGTATCAACACAGGTATCGTTACAAGCAGAACCCACTAGAGGACATGCAGAAAGCACAGTGGTATCTAAACAAAATGTTAGAAGCAATGAAAGAGAAGCACAAATGATTAGTCAAGACGATATAGAAGCAATGCAACCTCAGAAACCACATGAGCAAGTGGCTGAGTTTATTACAGCTTTTAGTGGATCTCTTGACCCTCGCTTGTGGGTTAAGCTGATTGATGAAGAATTAGAAGAGCTAATGGCTGAGAAGTATGGTACGGTAGAGCACTTGAAAGAACTTTGTGATCTGTTATATGTATCTACAGGCTTAGCGCTCACTGCTCCTGATCATGTAGGTATGCTTATGCGTAAAGAGGAGCGTGAACAAGTTATTAAGCAGCAAGGAACGGTTAGTCGTATGCTAGACAGTGGCTTAGAACAGTATAGTGCTAATGTATTCATGGAAGCTTTTGCCCGTGTACATAATAGCAACATGTCTAAGCTAGACAGCAAAGGAAGTCCTATCTTACGTGAAGATGGCAAGGTTATGAAGGGGCCAAACTACAAGAAGCCTGACCTTAGAGATTTACTGGATAAGGCAGCATGAAGTTTGATATTAGAATGACACTAGATGTAGATGAGCGGGATAATATCCTGCCTATAGCAGAAGAGATGTACGAGGAAGTAGTTACTCAACTAATCCAAGACATGATATACGACATAGATGGCGCAGAGATAAAACATATAGAGGTTAAACAAAAATGAGTAATCAACTACCAACAGACTACCAATCATTTATTCACAAGTCACGGTATGCTAAGTACCATGAAGGCACAGGACGTGAGTCATGGGATGATACAGTAACACGTTATTCAGTAAATATCATCCGCGACTTAGTTGACCCTGAGACAAAGTATAAACTAGAACAAGCTATCTTGGGCCTAGAAGTAATGCCTTCTATGCGTAGCTTAATGACAGCAGGTTCAGCAGCAGAGCGTGACAACACCTGTATGTATAACTGTAGCTTCTTACCCGTAGATGACCTTAAGTCCTTCGATGAGGCTATGTTCATTCTCCTCTGTGGCACTGGCGTGGGCTTTAGTGTAGAGAGGCAGTTCATCACTAAGCTTCCAGAGGTGCCTCAACTCTTCCAGAGCGAGACTAACATCGTTGTCAGGGATAGTAAGGAGGGGTGGGCTAAGTCTTTGCGTCAATTGATTGCGCTCCTATATAGTGGTGAGATCCCAACGTGGGACGTATCTAAAGTACGTGCAGCTGGTGCACCGCTTAAAACGTTTGGTGGTAGGGCTAGTGGCCCAGCACCACTTGTAGACCTATTTAACTTTACTATCAACACATTTAAGAAAGCAGAAGGGCGTAAGCTTTCATCTGTTGAGTGTCACGACATCATGTGTAAGATTGGTGAAGTAGTCGTGGTAGGTGGTGTACGGCGTAGTGCTATGATTTCATTGAGTAATCTATCAGATGATCGTATGCGTACAGCTAAGTCAGGCTCATGGTGGGAGAACAATCCACAACGTGCCTTGGCTAACAACTCTGTATCCTACACTGAGAAGCCTGACAGCCTGTCGTTTATGCGTGAGTGGATGTCTCTGGTTGAGTCTGGCTCAGGTGAGCGTGGCATCTTCAACCGTGAAGCATCTAAGAAGCAAGCAGCTAAGAATGGTAGACGTGATCCTAACTATGACTTTGGAACTAATCCATGTTCGGAAATAATTTTACGCCCATATCAGTTTTGTAATTTAACAGAGGTAGTAGTACGAGCTACAGATACTTTAGATACTCTATCAGAGAAAGTACGTCTTGCTACCATCTTAGGTACAATTCAGGCTACCTTCACTAAGATGCCTTACTTGCGTAAGCTTTGGCAGACAAACACTGAAGCTGAACGTCTGTTAGGTGTGTCACTCACAGGTATTATGGATAACCCCCTAATGACACTAAAGAACAGAGGATTGGATAAAACACTTGAGCATCTTAAGTCTGTCGCTGTTACTACTAATGCTGAGTGGGCTGAGCGCCTTGGCATCCCTGTGTCTGCTGCTATCAGCTGTGTTAAACCTTCGGGTACGGTATCACAACTGGTTGATTCCAGTAGCGGTATTCACGCTAGGCACTCACCCTATTATATTCGTACTGTACGCGGTGACAACAAAGATCCTCTAACACAGTTCATGAAGGATCAAGGCGTCCCTAATGCACCAGAGGTATTCAAGCCTGACCAGACTACAGTGTTTAGCTTTCCTATGAAAGCCCCTGCTGGTGCAGTATGTACTGCTGACATGTCTGCTATTGAGCAGCTTGAAATGTGGTTAGCCTACCAGCGTAACTGGTGTGAACACAAACCATCTGTCACTATTAACGTGAAGAATGATGAGTGGTTTGAAGTAGGTGCTTTTGTGTACAAGTACTTTGATGAGATGTCAGGCGTATCATTCCTGCCATTCAATGATCATACGTACCAACAAGCCCCTTACCAAGACTGCGGCAAGAGTGACTATACAATGCTTAAATCATTAATGCCAAAGTCTATTGACTGGACTAAGCTTTCAGAGTATGAAAGTGAAGACAACACTGCAGGTAGCCAGACATTAGCGTGTTCAGGTGACTCCTGTGAAATCGTAGACCTAGTATAAACATAAAGGAAGTAAAACATGTTAGAATCATTAGCCATGGTCCTCTTTACAGCCATCCTAACTATGGGTGTAACAGAGGAGGTTGTAATACCTACAGCCAATAAAGTAGTTGAAGTAGCTACACCTGTAGTAGAACAAGCAATTGAAGTAGCTACACCTGTAGTAGAACAAGCAATAGAGTATGTTCTGCCTTCAACACCAGAAGAGTAATACTAACACCTAAGCAAGTGGCTAAACTGCTTACCTAACTCTAGGAGACAAGATGTATACTATCATAACTCGTGAGCAATGCAACTTCTGTGATGCTGCCAAGGCTATCTTAAAGGGTAAAAGCTTTCCCTACACAGAATATAACGTACATTCGCCTAGCTCTAAGTGGGTACTAACCTTACTTAAGAGGACTAGCATGACTACAGTACCACAGATATTTGGACCTAAAGGTGAATTGATTGGAGGATATACAGAACTAAAGGAGTTACTAAAAGGAGATGATCGTTGATAAAAAACTGTTTAATGTGTGATGTCGTTCTAGAGGCAGGTACAAACTGGTACACCCCTATGATGAAAAAGAAACATTATAGATGTATACCATGCCACAGTAAGATGGGGCTAGTTACCAACCCTAAAAGAATGTATGTGAATGGTAAGTATATAAAGGCAACACACCCATTATATAAACCAGGAAGGTACAAGACGTTTAATGACGCAGCCTTTGCTGGTACTTATAAGTTAGACTCTATCAAAGAGGGTTACGTCTACGTCATAACTAATAAAGCATGGCCTGAGTGGGTTAAGATAGGTATGGCTATTGATGCAGAGGACAGGCTAAACGGTTATCAAACAAGTAGCCCTATGCGTGACTTTATATTAGAGCATTCTGTTGCATCTAATGATAGGCGTAAGTCAGAGAAAGAGGCACACACAAGGGCCTTACCTTTGTCGCTTGACTCCAAGGGAGAGTGGTTTAAACTGTCGGTAGAACAGGCAATAACAATACTGGATAACTTAAATGAATACGGATACACTAGAGCCACCAAAGAAGCCAACCCGATCCCGAAGGAAGACAACTTACAAGGGAGCCTCTTCTAAGCCTACCTCTGGCATTGTACCTAAGACAGATAACCAAGCCAAGCTAATTAATGCCATAGCCAGTAGCAAACAGGTGTTGATCCTTGGCCCTGCTGGCACTGGTAAGACCTACGTTACAGCCACATGTGCTGCAGACTTGTACATCCTAAAAGAGATAGACAAGATTGTTATCACTAGGCCCCATGTAGCTGTAGGTAAAGACATTGGGTTCCTGCCAGGTACACTTGAAGAGAAAGCCCAGCCTTGGGCGTTACCTGTGTTAGACGTACTGGTGAAACATCTAGGGCGTGGTGCTGTAGATACGGGACTGAAGGCGGGTAACATCGAAGTAGCAACACTGGCGCTCATGCGTGGGCGTAGCTTTGATGATGCATTCATTATAGTAGATGAAGCACAGAACATTGATATACCAGAGATCAAGATGCTACTCACCCGTGTTGGTGAAGGTAGTACTATTGTACTCAACGGTGATATACAGCAGTCTGACTTAAAGGGTACGTCTGGTTTAGCTAAGATCATTCATCTCTCTAAGAAGTACATGTTAGATGCACCAGTAGTTGAGTTTGGTATTGATGACATTGTGCGTAGTGGCATATGTGCTGAGTGGGTCAAGGTGTTTATGAAAGAAGGTCTATAAAAACAAAAAGGGGCTGCTTAGTGCGGCCCCTCTTGTCTTACTGCTTAAGATAGTCTTCTAGAGTATCAACGTAGTCCATAAAGAACTTCAACTCCTTGTATGTCATCTCTGAAACAGCCCCCTCAAAGTTGTACCTAGTTTTCATGGCACGTAGAGCCTTAGTTCTTAGCTGCTTACTACCTACCATGTTAGCTTTTCTACGCATAGCTAGTAGCTGTGTTTTTCCTGGGGCATACTCATTAGTATACTCACGTATTTCAGACTTAGCTTCAGTTAGAGTCTTGCGTAACATATCCTTACGCTGATCAGAATCCCCCTCAATGAACCGCCTGTCACGCAACAGCTTATCTGTAGACCTCTCTAACACAGGAGCTAGGTAAGAGTTAAACACCTTGTCGTACTCTGCCATTTGGCTACGCTCACTAGCAGTCCACTCAGCCATGTTAGCCATAGAGTAGGCTTTCTCAGTAGAGTTTCTTCCTCTCTTAACAGTGATACCAAAGATACGAGCCAGTGGGTTAGCATCATATATCTCACCCTTACGTGAGGCTACATTGAGTTGCTCCCCTGTAAGTGTGTCTACCTCACCAATGAAGGCTTCAATGATATTGTCAAAGTACTTCGTAGAGCTTTGAGTAAACACTGCACCAGCAGTCTTAGCCTGACGTGCATCCTTTGCTGTGTCTGTCTCTGTGATGAAACCAGTAAGCTTATTAACGGCATCAAGAGGGCGTGTGAAACCTGCAGCGAAGTTACCGCCTGCCTTGGCTAGACCACTAAGAGCTAATTTACGTCCACCTTCTTCTTGATTAAGAATAGTATCAACGATGTTAGTTAGGTCATTACCAAACTGTGCATCACTAGCAAGCTGACCAACAGCAAGTTGAGATGTAAGCTCTGTGATAAGCTCTTTATTTACAGTCTCACCCTTACGCATAAGATTACCTACACGTCCTGCTACAAGCCACAGAGAGAAGGGAAAGGTGTTCTTAGCATCTATAATAGTGCCACCACCTATATCCATATCGTATACGCCTAAGTTCTTATCTTGACGTTCCTCATCAAACTGCATAGCCATAACAAAAGCAGTAGTACCTACTGTGGCACGTGAGAAAGCTTCTATGTCACTAATCTTTGTACCCGTCTGCTTAAGCTGAGAACTAGCAATCCTAGTTGCAGACTCCACCATTGCGAGAGGGGAGTGTTGGTACGTTGTAGCAATTACGTTATTAAAGAAACGCCCAAAGGGTAGAATAGTACCGATCAAAGGCATGTTAGAAATGCTTTCAACACCCTTAGCCATTTGACCTAGAAGTTGATCTTGACCTGTATAGTTTTTAGAGTATACAGACTTAAGTGTTGTATCTAAAGCAAGACTAAGCACACCATCGTCAATGTCATTCAGTGTACCATCAGCTAATACATCCTGCAGGCTTTTATTTTTATTTATGCGTAGGTGCTTATCTAGTTCAGTCATAAACATTTGAGACTTAGTAAAGGTGTCTTGTATCTTAACACCCGTCAAACGGTTCATAGCCTCTGTGACTTTTTCAGTACGCTTAAACCACTTAGCATCTTCATCAATACCAAAGCGCTTAGAGCTACGCTCAACACCACCAGAGAAACTTTCAAACAAGGTCTTAGATACATCTTTGTGCTGCTCTAAGAAACTCATATATGCATCATGAGTAGTGAAGGGGTCCATCAGGTTCTTCATCCGCTGGCCTTGCATAGTTTTATATACACCAGCTATACGGCGAAGTTCTTTACCCTTAGCTGAGTTACCATGAAACAATGATGCAGTCATCAAGCTAGTAGAGCTAAACACATCCGAAAGAGCCTGTCCTGCAGCATACTGACCAAAGCCCATAACGTTGACAGCTGTAGTAGCAGGTGAAGATACAAGTAACCTACGCCATACAGACTGACCATACTGGCCTAGCTTAGCACGTCCTGCTTTAGCTTCCTCTTCTGCTATATCTTTCTTGATGTCAGTACGGCCCGTGATGCTATCAATCATAGCCGTGCCATGAGCAAGGCCACCATCAATAGTCTTACGTGTTTGTGACATGATGTTAAGCATCTGTGCAGAACTACGAATATCTTTAGCTAACAAGTCACCTAGAGTTATCTTAGCAGTGCCGTAGTCACCTAGACTAACACCAATAGAGCCTTGCAGCTTAGTGTTAATAGTAGCTAGTTCATCTTCAGGTATCTGACGTACAAGGTTAGTCATAACATCAGACACAGTAGCGTTACGGCCCAGCTGCATCTTGTTATCTTTGAATATCTTAGCTAGGCCACCCTTACCATTTTCGCCTAACATAATGTCGTGTACTAATTGTACGGGTGTTACTTCTGGGTCATAAGAAGCAGAGCCTCGTTTCCACTTAGTCTCCCACGAATCAAAAGCTTTATTGATAGTCTCTACACTACGTTTAATTTCTTTAGGAGGTAATGCTGCAGCTATCTCAGCATCAATCTCTTGACGCATAGCGCCACGCTCTAGCTGCCCTGCTGTGTCACCTAAGCCACTCTTGCCTTTACCTGCACGTCCAAGTAGCTGAGCACCTGCACCCACTGCCCCTAAGCCGAAGCTGAAGGTGGTCTGTAGGCTGCTGTACTCTTCTTGTGAACCAACATCTAGCATGACGTTCTGTATCTGGTAGTCGTTAAGCATAGCAAACGTGCCATCTAAAGCAGCCGTACCATACAAACTATAGCGCTGGGCTTTCTTCTCAACAACCTCTAGTACTGTGCGTTCTGCACCTTCACGAGCACCCGCTAGGAATATCTCTTTCTCTTTAGTTGCTACGTTCTTAATAACACGATCAGCTGTAGGGCCTTTAACGCCCTTCTCAACAAGGCGAGTAGTAGCACGAGATACAGCTGTATCAACTGCTTTCTTTTGTGCAGCAGTGTCTAAGCCTTCACGTACTGCACGTTCACCAGCCTCTTTAGCTACCTGCTTGATGAATGCCTTACCACCTTGAGTAGCACCATATGCTGCAGCCTTACCTAGTCCACCTGTCATAAGACCAAGGTAGTTCGTTGGATCAGAAGCAGCAGCAAGGATATAATCCTTTACGCCATCTACTGCACCAAAGAAGCCATCATTAACAAACACGTTACCTAAGTCATCATACAGATCGTATGCATCTTTAGCTAAAGCTTTTTGCTTGTCATCTGCCTTAGAGATAAAGCGTACCTCACCACCTGTAGATACGATATTAGTATTAAAGAAACGCATGTGATCCACAAAGTCTTCAACTACAGCGTCACCTTCTTTGTCTTTGTAGTCTACGCCTTTACGTGCAATCATATAGCTGCGAATCTTATTGAGGTTCTCATACTCTAGAAGATCGTCCTTCTTTAGTTTACCTCCACCTACTACATCCTCATCTTCTATACTAGCTTCTTCTACCTCTGCAGTTTTCTGTTCTGCTTCAGTAGGCCCAGTGTCTAACGTGTATTTAAAATTATATTCTGACATGGTTTATCCCTCTAAGGCAGTACCAAATGTTTCAACTAAGAAAGACTTATCCATAGGTAACGTCTTTTTATTCTCTTCTGCCCAATCTGACATAGCTTCTATGATACCTTCAGGCTCAATGCTGTACAAGTTATCTCTAATGAAGTCAAGAATATCATCACCATGATCAACGAATATCTGAAGGTCTAGCTCTGTTAGCGTACCCCTGTCTAAAGCCCCGTCAAAGATAGAAGGCTTTATGCCAAACTTTTTAGCAGCCCTCTCTCTGATAGACTCAACACGTTCCTTCTCTATCTTCTTGAAGTTATCCTTACCAGCATACGCTAAGTCTAGATTGCGTACAGGTAAGCCCTTCTTTTTACGTTCACCACGAGACATTTCATCCCATTCCTCACGAGTAACAGTAGACATTGCCTGTGCCATAGTCTTTTGGTTATCTATATTAAGCTGTGCTGTTTCTGCTGCAGCACTAAGTCCAAGAGCGCTATCTACAGCATTAGCTAGTTTTGGGGCGTACTGTGTAATTTCAAGAGGATCTGCATCTTGTTCGCTTGTTGTCGCAACTTCAAGTTCAACTTCAGGGGTTACTTCAGGTTCACCTTCAGGTTGAGGACGTACTTTAGGTCTAGCAGCAGCTGCCTCATCCATATCAACTTCTGGTAGTAGCGAAACCTCAACCTCTGGGGTAGTAAAACCTGTAGATGTTGTGTCTGTACTAAATGCGTCTTCTGTCTGTGTGTCTGCATCAGTCTCAGTAGTACCAAGAGCTAAGCTGTCTACGTAGGAGCCGCTAAGGAAGCTACGTAGATAACCGTCAGCACTGTCTGTGAAAGATTCACCATACGTATCTACCATATCTTGAATAGTAGAACCTACCGTAGAAAGATAAAGTTCATCCATCTCGGCTTGCGCTTTAGGCAACCTAGCCTTGGCTGCAGCTAACTCATCTTGATCCTCAGAAACTCGTATTGCCCCTATAAGACCTTTAATCTCTGTATCTAAAGTGGAGTACGCACCTGTGTCTTCTACTGCCTTGGTCAAGGCATTTATAGTACGTGTAAACCCATCCATATCCTCAGAAGGTCTAAACACTTTAATGTCATTGAATGTAATAAACGTACCAGGCACAAGGCTCTCATAATCTTGCTGTGCAGACATTTGATTAACATCATAGGCGGTATAGCCATCTTTTATAACTTCTCTGTCAAGCCTTGCACGAGCCATGTCCATCTGCTTGTCACCCCTAAGGCGATCCATGAAGCTACGCTCAGGCATATCTTTTGTAACGCCCTTGCCTTCATAGCCTAGCCCGTAGGTCTTCCTGATAAGATTAGTGGTGTCTGTGTCCATCACAGAGAAACCCTCTGGTATATTAACTAGTGCTTCAATGTCTGATGCACCAAGCTTACCACCACCTGCATCTTCTCTAGCTTTTGTTACCTTATTAGCTAAGGTTGTTATTTCTTGTGGCCCTGCAGCTATAGCAGCTTGGATAACACGCTCAGATGCACCATTATCACGTAGCATATTAGATATGCCTACAACCTGTTGGACTACAGCGTTACGCTTAGATAAAGTCTGGGTATTACGATCAGCAAGTGTACGCTGGTTCTCTTCAAATGCACGGGCTTCATCGCCCTTCTTCTCAATGTCTTTCACCCTAGACTCTAGAAAGCCTGTAGCAAATGCCTGTACATCAAAACCCATAACTTAAACTCCCTTCGCCATAAGGCCCATAGGTTCAGCAGGTGCGCTTACTTCCATGCTCATATCTTCTTCAACGTCATCGACAGGGGCTTCTGTGCCTGTACTACTCAAGGCTTCTTGTAGCCCCTGAAGGAGTGCTACCCCTGGATCTTCCTGCCCAGCGCCCTTCTTATCTGCATCAATAAAAGCTAACTCAATGGAAGCTTGTAGGCGTTTTCTCTCATTCTCTTTAATGTCTTGCTCAGGATTAGTAATATCATCACGTACCACAATGTCATAGTTTGACATAGCTGCTTTAATGAAGGAGTGAATAACTGGTGCAATGACCATGCTAACATCAATAGAGTGCAAACCGTTCATAACCCCAGAAGTAAGTAATGTCTTAACCAGTGGTGCAAGAGGCATGTCGTTACCTAGAATAACAGATAGGTCATCCATTACTTCATCATCAGCTAACTTATCAATGTAATACTTTGTTGCCTCTTCAAAGTCTACCATTTCAGGAGGGTTTTCCCAAGGCCAGTTGTTAGGCAAGTCAGTTAAAGACTGTCCAGGGGTGGGTGCTTCTAATAGAGATGCCATTTTATATATACCTTACTTAGTGAAACCAGCGCCAAAGTAGAGACCTACAATAGCTGATACAATGTGTGTGTCTAGGGGTGTTATTACGAAGCCACGTGCAGACTGCCAATGTACTGTGCCATCACCACCAAAGAGCCAGTTGAATAAGCCACCATGTATTTCAGTGTAGCCTACAATAACGCTTACTTCAGGATACCATACAGCAACTAGCTTTGGCAAGACTATAATAGCAAATATTGAAGATAATGCTATGAGTCTACGTGTCCACGCAAAGTGTGTGTCAGACTTGCCATGCTCTCTGGCTTGCTGCATACCGCTGATCATCATCTCTTGCTGCTTAGCTTTGTTCTTAGTGTTCTGACCCCAGATAGACATGACTGCGCCTAGCACGGTGGAGAAGAGCATAGTGATAAGTTCTAGGGGTAAGCCAAACATTAGAGTTTTAACCTATCAATAAGAGCATTGTAGTATTTAGTACCTTTAGTACCAAAAGCATCCTTGCCTGTTTTTCCTGTCTCTAGCCATGTATCAGCACCACTCCAACCTTGATTGTGTGCATAGCCCAGCACCGCAAGTTTCTCCTTTAAAGGGAGCATTTTATATCTCTCTGATTTGTTTATAAGATACGAGTGGTTTTTTGCAGTGTAAGCAGCAAAAGCTTTTTCCTGTAGTTTAGGATCATTGCGGTAAGCTTCTCTTTCCTGTGCTGTGTGACCCAAGGTAATACCTAGAAGCTCTGCAGCGTCTTGCTTAGCTACTTTACCTAGCTGGTACATACCATCGTAGTGTTTGTTAGCTCCACCTTTAATGGTGTAGGGGTTTTCCTTTCCACCAGACTCAATAGCAGAAATTTCTTCACGATAGGCGTCCCACATTGTAGAGGAGATACCTATTTCAGCCTTTACAATACCTTTAGCTTCTGCAGTCATAGGTGCAGAAACCTCTCCATCTTTACTGGCTGACATGAGACCAGCAGACTGAGTAGCAAGACGAAGCTGAGTATTCTCTGGTGTAGCACCGCCACTCTCCTTTAATGATTCTGTAATTACTTCTTCTTCAACTACATCTACGTCACCTATATCTGCTGGACCCATTCTTTTCTGTTTTGATTGTTCAACAGCATCAAGAGTTTCCTGGGATAAACCTCCAAACATAGCTTCGTAACTGATCTGTGTATCTTGCCTATCTGGAGTTTTATCAGAAAAAACTTTATCAGCGTCATCTTCACTAGAGAAATATCCTAATAGTTCATCTAACATCTTGTCATAAAAATCAGGCTCATCACTTGAAGTGTCAGTATTGCCATCATCAGGCTTAGATGCAATACCTTTAGGTATAGCTTTAGGTCTAACGTTTTCTTCTTCAGTTAAAGCTTTACGCTGAGCATAAGCTCTAGTCATAGTGTTGGGGTCAAAATTAAAATCAGTCATGTCATTATACCTATATTATTATCCAAAGATAACCTTATCAACGAATGTACCAGCAAGCTTAGAGAAGATAGAACTTTTTGATGCTGCAGCTGCATCAACCCCTGCCTCATTCTTAAGGCTCTGTAAAGCAATACTTGTTGCACGATCCGCATTATTGTTCTCTGTCTGGAAGGCAAAGCTCATAATGTCTCGCTCTGTCTGCCAGTACGAATCTAAGTTACGTGCAGTAAAGCCTGCCATTGTTTTAGCGAAGTCCATGTTAGACTCATTCTGAGCGGCTGTGTTAAGTGTAGTTAAGTTCTGACGCCACTGGGCATTAGACTGTGCTATTACAAGGCCATTCTGTGCATTGAACAAGTCACGCTGTTGCTGGATCTCAGAGTTAAACTCACGCAGAGCATTGACTGAGTTGACGTTGAACTGATCCATAGCATTCTGCTGAGAAGCATTGAACTGACCTGTTTGACTAGCTAAGTTAGCAAAGAACTGATTAGTCTGGTTCTCACTAGAAGCATTAAACTGTGCTGCAGCATTCTCAGCAGCTTGATCTGTGAACAAAGCTTGGATGTTTTGCTGTGACTTAAACATAGTCGTTTGCTGCTCGTTAGACAAGTTAGTCATGTCCATCTGCATAAAGTTCTGTGCATTCTGTACAGCTGTTTGCTGACGGTTGTTTAGGTTAGCCATATCCAAGTTAGACAAGGCTGCAGCTTCTGCCATCACCATAGCTTGACGGTTAGACAGATTGTTAAGGTTCATAGTGTTAGCAGAACGAGAGTTTTCAAGAGCGATATTCTGCTCTGCAGTAAAGTTCATGTTAGCTATGTCACCGACACGTGCTGAGTTTTGTACACGTGCTTGGAAGGCTTGGTCAAACTCCATGCCAAGGAACTGAGCACGTTGTTGTGCAGACAGCATAGCACGTGCTTGACGGTTAGATAAGTTCTGACCCTCAAACTGTGCCTGTACTTGTGCGTCCATCTGAGCAATAGGTAGTGCAGCTTCCATTGAAGCTTGAATGATAGCTTGCCCTGCCATGCTAGAAGCACCAAGACCTCTGGCAGCTAACGTAGCTGTAGCTGCTCTCATGGAACCAGCAGCCCATGCAGGTGTATTACCACCCTCAAACTGTTGCATGAGACCTTCTAGTTGTCCTTGTACAGTAGCTTGTGTAGAAGGTGTAGCAGTAGCCGCTTGGATCTGCTCGTTGAATGTAGCAGCCTTCTCAGCATCGGCTACACCAGAGATAATCTCACCAGCCTGTATCTCACGTGCAGCAGGGGCATTAACCATAGTGGCTGTACCCTGAGCAGCAGTCATACCAGTAACACCAGATGTAAGCTGTTGCTGTGCTATAGGTTGAGCTTGAGTAGATACTGTGCCTTGAGCAGCAGTCATACCAGCTGTCTCTGCCTGTATTCCTGTATAGGCTGGCGTAAATGCTGCAGTCTGTACTGAGGGTGTTACCTGTTGATTAGCTTGTTGTACAGTACCTACTGTGGCTGCCTCTGCAAAAGGAGCAATAGGTACAGTCTGTCCTGCATCCACAGGTACAAAGTCTGCAGCTTGTGGTTGCATGTACTGAACGTTAGACTGCATAGGTTGCATAGTCTGTGCAATAAGGTTAGCATCACGCTCAGCTTGCTGTTGTACAAACGTACCTTCTGCAGCGTAGATAGGCTTCTTAGTCATTCCACCTTTGCTCATAGCCACACCAACAGCACGAGCCTTACGGCGAAGACCTTCACTGCTATTCATAAAAGTCTTGGCAGAATTTATGTCATCACCACCAAAGCCATTCATCCTAGCTATTATAAGCAGGGCTGAATCTACTGTACCACCTTCAGCATAGCCTTGTACAGCACCGCCTTTGTTTTGCCCTTGTACAGGAGTAAAACCAGGAGGTACGTATGTAACAGGAGCGCCATTAACTTCAGTTACAGTAACTTCTTGACCTAGATTATTAGCATATAAAACTTGCTGAGAGCCACTAGAACCCATAGTAGGGGCAACAATTGTAGGGTCAACTAAGCCTGGTGTACCAGCGTAATTAGTCTTGTATGTTACCTCTTTAGGTACTGCAGATAGTCCTGCTGTTTGTAAAGGCTTACTAAATGTACCTGCTTGCTCATTACTGATAGATGTATTAGCTGATATTTGTGGTTGGTTGTAATAAGAAGGGGGTGTTACTTGTTGGGTAACAACCTGTGGCACAGCTTGAACGGGTACTGCTGCACCTGCGGGAGCGGTAATAGAAGGTGCTTGTACCGAAGGAGTAAAAGAACTAGAGGTACTAGGAACCACAGGTTTCTTTTTTTTCTTTTTTATCTTATCAAATGCTGCCCACTGTAGTGAGTTATCTAGATTACCGCCGAACATTTGATTCTGTCTATCATACTCTTGTGTGTATGCTGCATTAGCCTGCTCTTGCCACTCAGGAGTTGAGGTAGGAATACTAGCTATTGTATTTGTAGCAGGATTTAACCCCTGTGCAGCTAGGCCATCTTGAATAAGTTGTGCATTAGCTACATGATCATTAACCATAAAGTTATATAGCTCCCCTGTTTCAGGGTTTATCTGGCCTCCGTAGAGTTCTTTATTAGCTTCAGTACTATCAAGATATCCATACTCGTTCTTAGCTGTTTGAACAGCTTCGTAGTGTATTCTTAGACCTTCATCTTGAGGGCCTGATGTAGGAGCGCCAACATAAAAGTCACTTGTACCTGCATTATAACCATTACTGTAAAGAAAATCTGATACAGCTTGATATGACATAGGATCGCTAGGATCAATGCCAACAGCTGCTACAGCCTCATTCATTGAAGCTGTAGAGGCACCTGTTGTCTGTGCAGCATATTGTATATCCGCTAATTTTATGATGTCTTCTTGAGTTGCCATTTCAGCCTACCTTTATTTATCCATTGTCATGTATACTGCGCCTGCGATAAACGTCAGTACGGCGACAGTGGTTACTTTTATTGCTGTTGTCCAGATGGACTTGCGAGTATCACGCCAAGCTTCAATTAAACTTCTCATTTCTGTAATGTCTCTGTGTGCATCATCATCAAGTAGACCGATAGAACGCAGAGCTTCCTTAGCTCCACGCCTAGCTGCACGGTCCAGCATTGCTTCTAGTTCATCATGTGTGATGGTTACTTGGCTCATATTTTAACTCGTTCTTATTAATTAAGCATTAAGGGCGTCTAAGTCATCCCAGATAGTTGTAGCAGCAGTAGCAGGAACAAAGGCTATATCATTGCCATCGCTATCTACGCCTGATGTCCATGTCTGCACACCATCAACAACACTAATGCTTGTCAGATAAGTAGTCAGATCATCCTTGCTAGTAATCTCAGCAATAGCATCTGATATGTCTGCACCATCGTCAGATATACCTAGCATAATCCAATCCTGTGGACTTGCTGTATTAGGATCAGCAACGGCGTACATCCCGCCTGTGTCTTGTGGAACCCCAAAGGTCAGCCATGTAGGGATAGTACCTTCTGATGTTAGGCGGTATTTTACAACTTTATGCGGCATCTTTATTATCCTCTAGCAGCGGTGTGTTTGTCAGTGATGTTTCGTCATATATTACAAAGCCACGGCTCTCTGCAAAATCACTTGGGCAATGCGCCCACTTGTCTGCACAAGCTTCTAGCCATTGCACCGTGTGATGATGCTCTGGGGCTTTACCTTCTTTAACTAATTCGTTTTCCCAGTTAAGGTACGACATGACTTCTAGCTGTGCCTGTGCTGCATTGATGCCAAGGTCAAACAAGTATATCATGTTACCTTCATCAATTACACCATTGCGTGGTCTAGCACTATTAAGAGCCTGCTTCATGCAAGTCATAATGTGATACTTAACTTCTTCTAACTCGTAGTCAGCTTCTGTAAGCTCATCCTTGCCAAGCTTCTTCATCAGGTTGTCGTACTGGTTAGTAAAGAAGTTTAGCTTACGAACAGCAGCCTCTACATATCCACGACCACTGGCAGCTTGTGCCTGCATCTCGTTGATCTTAATCTCTAGCAACTCCTGCTCAAGATCGTCTGTCTCTGTGGTCAGCTTACGTTCTAGCTTCTTCAGCTTTACTTCTTTCTTCTTCATCTTGAAGTAGCCCTCTTGCAGAGCAGCTTTAGTCTTCTCAATCTCAGCTAGTGAATGCTTCACAGAACGGATAGGCGTGATTGCCGTAACGTCTAGTGTGACACTCATCATCTGCGAGTGAGACTTGTAGAAGTTGCTAGACGCCTGTGCAATTGCAGGGGCTTTCTCAGCAATGTTAGCCAGCATGGACTTGTACTCAGGCTTCGCAGATGGAAGCTGAATGTTAAGGTCTACTGTGGCTAGTGCCGTTTCTTGAATCGTATCTTTCATGGTTTTCTCCATTGTTATTATTCTTATTTACAAGCCGCCGTGGGCAGTAGATACAGCCGCTGTAGCTTCACCAGCCTGTTGAGCAAAAAGTAAGTCCCCGAAGTCTAAGGCGTTTCCAGCAGATGCAATTGTTACATAATCTATTACGTTAGTTGACCCACCAAAAACCGCCCGTGTTGCATTTGCTGCTGCTGCTGCGTTACTTCTGTTTACACTAGGGTCACCAAAATCTGTAGCATTTCCAGCAGACGCAATTGTAACAAAATCTATAGTTGAAGTACGACCAGTACCAGAACCAAACAAAGCCCGTGTACTGTTAGAACAACCATTCATTTTGTGTCCAGCTACTGTTAAATCGCCAAAGTCTGTAGAATTTCCAGCAGATGCAATTGTTATAAAGTCTATAATATTTGAACCACTACCATCGCCTGTTTGACCTGCTGCAAACAAACCTCTAGTAGCAGATGCAGCAGAAGCAAGGTTCATACGTGCAGCAGTCATATCGCCAAAATCTGTAGCATTGCCTGCTGACGCAATTGTTACATAGTCCATTGTATTAACTTTAGAACCTGTTTCACCACCGCCACGGACTCCTCTGGTAGAACTAGCTAAACCAGATGGCCCTTGTACTGTAGCAGTAAGATTACCAAAGTCAGATGCATTGCCTTCAGATACAAGACCGTACAAATCTATCGTATCTACATCGCCACTCTCACGACCTCCAAAAGAAAGACCCCTAGTTGCGCTTGAACAACCGCCTAATTTAAATCTTGCAGCAGTTAAGTTACCCCAATCAGTTGCATTACCAAGGACTTCAATAACAACTGTTTGAATATCATTTCTTTTGTTATCACCAGAAGTAGCACCACCATGCCAAAAAGCTCTTGAAAACGTATTCCCAGTAGTAGGCCACAGCCCACCCTTGGTGTAGCTTAGTGCTTCAGCAAGTGACCACACGCCAGATGCTGCATCGTCTTGGTAAGGGCCAGCAGGTGCTGTCGGAGTATCTGTCATTATGTTGCCAAGAAATCTTTTAGGCATTATGATAGTCCTCCGTGGGAGTTTGAGGTAGCCGCAAGATTTTGTTTACCCACAGATAAGTCACCATAGTCTGCACCGTTGCCAGTTGAAGCTATGGTCACAACATCTACTTCGGGATTGTTGGGATGAAAGGCTCCAATCAATGCTATTGTCTCTGATGATGTAGCGGCAGGCCCCCCGTCAGCAAGCGTCAGATCTCCGAAGTCCGTGGCGTTGCCCGTGGAAGCAATGGTAATATACTGTATTACGTTTGATACACCGCCGGATGCTTGACCCCCAGAAAACAGACCTCTGGTTGATGAAGAGCATCCCGCAAGGCCATAAATTGTTTCAAGCAAGTCTCCAAAGTCACTAGCATTACCAGTTGAAGCAATCGTTACATATCCCATTGTGTTTGCACGTGCTCCTGCACTATCACCCCCTCCTGCAAAAACAGCCCGAACACTAGAAGCTAATGCACCGGGCCAATACATTTGTGTAGTCAAATTGCCAAAATCTGAGGAATTACCTGTAGATGCAATAGTAACATAGTCAATGACGTTGTAGACACTCCCACCTGGAACATAGCCTCCACCGAACAGCGATCTAGTGCCGTTTGAAGCTGAAGCAATCGTAAGCTTGCCGGGACTTGATAGATTTCCAAAAGTAGATGTACTGCCACCAGACTCATAAGTTACAAAATCAATAAGTCGGTAGTTTGTTGAATCCTGCCGACCACCTCCAAACAAGGCTCGTGTCGCAGAACCTGAAGCTCCATAGAGACGGCGTTGAGTAGACATTGTTCCGAAGTCCACTGCATTACCTTGCGTGGTTAAATTAAAGGCGTCAATCGTTGTGCTATCATCACTGCCTCCAAATAAAGCTAGTGATGCAACAAACACAGGCCACCCTGTTCTATTCTGATACTGCGTTGAGAGGCTCCATACACCTTGATAATTGGGCATTATGAAAGTCCTCCGTGACCGTTTGAATTTGTCATAGGAGCATCACTTGTTGTTCCAGTTAAATCAGCAAAATCTGTAGCGTTACCTGTTGAGGCTATTGTTACTGTTACAATGGCATTACCACTATCAATAAAAGCACCAACAGTGTGTGAAGACGCTGCACGAAGATTAAGCCCCGACATTTTTATTAAATCTCCAAAATCTGTAGCGTTTCCAGTGTTTGCAATAGTGACGTAATCAATTGAGTTTGTGTTAGTAGACCCTGTAAATCCACCTGCGGTAAGACCCCTTGTGGGTGACGAACATCCTCCTTGCCCACGCCTAACTAAGGTACTATCTCCGAAGTCCGTAGCATTTCCAGTGGAAGCAATTGTAACATAGTCCAATACATTTTGTTCTGCGCCTGATCCACCTGATGCTCCACACGCTCTTACGCCTCTTGTAGTGCTACAGAAACCGCTAGATTGCTGGCAAGATTGTGTAAGATTTCCAAAATCAGTAGCGTTACCAACGGAAGCAAAAGTAATATAGTCAATCACATCAGAATTAGCATCTCCTGCACCACCCACACAACCTCTTGTAGAACTTCCAAATTGTGCGCCAAATTGTTTGGCAAAAGTTGCATCACCAAAGTCTGTAGCATTACCTGCTGAAGTAGGGTTTACATAATCTAAGGTATTAAGGGTAGCTGTGCTTGCATTTCTACCACAAGAAAAGACTGAGCGAGTAGATGATGACATAACATTACCACTATTACGTCCGACAGTTAAATCACCGAAGTCAGCAGCATTTGCTTGAACATTAATATTAAACCTATCTATATTTACAGTACCACTACCAAAACCTGCAACCATTGCATATACAGCCGCAACAGGAGTAAAACTAGCACTAGCATCACTGGGGGCAGATGTACCAAAAGCATTAATAGCCCAAACGTTAGCGGTGTAAGCTGTTCCGTTAGTAAGGCCAGTAACTACAAGAGGTGAGCTTGTACCAGACGTACCTATGCCAGCAACTTGCGCCCTAAAACCTGTAATATCAGATGTACCTTCATCAGAAGGCGCAGTAAATGCTACGCTAACCTGCCCATCACCTGCTGTACCAGCAACACCTGTCGCTTGATCAGGGGCGTTCAGCCCGTCCTGTCCTATAAAGCCGCCTTTGCCATTAGACATTAATTAATCCTTAGTCTGTCATTAATTCGTAGCTAACCAAATATGTTAGGTCACTGGCTGCAGAAGCTGTAACTGCAAGAATGTCTGTCTCATCTAAGTAAAACCCATTGTCTTTACCTACGACAACTAAGGTTGCATCAGCAGGTACAGATATAGTTTTAGCTATGGCAACATAGTTTGAACCATTGTCTATACTTACTTCCACTGTAATATCAGCGGCATTAGAGCCATCAATATTAGCAATAATTAGTGAGTTTATTTTAGCAACTTTATCAGCAGCAACATCAACGATAGATGCTCTACTTGTTGTTACTGCGCCAGCCGCCATCACGGGTGTGATAGTTGCTACGTTGATTAGATTTACTACGGCCATTTATTTATCCTTTATCCAAATACTATTGCTGCGGCAATAGCAAAGCCTTTACTTGCTGCAGTTGCAACGGAATCGTCTACATACTTTTTTACCGACTGTTGTGTTGGCACTAACGTAGCTGAGTCACTTGACATATCGTCTTCATCTGCAAATGCAGTTACGGTAATTGTACCATCTGCTAAACTACCAAAGTTTACCGCACCTGTAGTTGTGAAGGCAGAGGAGCCAATATTAATTGTACCAAAGCCAGAAGTAATTGATCCGCTATTCAAAGCACCTGTGGTTACTACATTAGCACCACCAACACTGTGACCTGCAAAGTATGTTGAAACTGTATCAACATTGGTCATTCGCATTGTGCCAGCGTCATTGATTAGTATGCCATCGCCTGATGCTACAGCAGTTGTACCTCTTGCTGTGTCGCCGTCAATTAAGTTTATCTCTGCGGCTGTAGAAGTTACACCATCTAAGATATTTAGCTCAGCAGCTGTAGAAGTAACACCGTCTAAGATATTTAACTCAGCAGCTGTAGAAGTGACTCCATCTAAAATGTTTAACTCTGCTGTAGTGGATGTTACACCATCAAGTATGTTTAGTTCCGTTGCAGTAGATGTTACTGCTACATCCTCATTAATTTTAGGGGACGTTAAAGTTTTATTAGTAAGTGTGTCTACAGAAACACGAGATAGTAATGTTGAGTTAGCACCTGCTGGTAACATTAAAGTATTTGTAACAGTTGCAGAGTGCGGTTGTCCGTATACCTTTTGTCCGTGACTATTACTTTCGCAGTTAAATACTATTGCACCTGAGTTAGTATTACCTCTTACAACAACTGTACCTGTCCCATGTGGAGCTAAGTCAAGATCAGCATTAGAGGCTGTAATAAAGTCACCGCCAACAAGAGTTGTACCATTAAGTATGGCACTTGTCAAGGTCTTATTAGTAAGAGTTTTAGTTGTACTTGCCATAAATGTATCAAAGTCAGATACAAGTGCCTGCTTCATTACATCGGCATCACTAATTACAACACCGTCTGTGCCTGCAAGGGTAACTGTAGCCTGTGTAGTTTCACTACCGTCAAGGATGTTAAGCTCTGCTGTAGTAACTGTAGCACCGTCTAGTATGTTAAGCTCTGCACCTGTAGATGTAAGTCCAGATACGTTATTAGCTGCACCTGCTACAGTATCCACATAAGCTTTAACACTTTGTTGTGTAGGTACAAGAGTAGCACTATTAGATGACATATTATCTTCATCGACAAACGCTGTAATTCCAATAGTACCGTCATTCAGAGAACCAAAGTTTACCGCACCTGTAGTTGTGAAGGCGGAAGACCCTATGTTAATAGTACCAAAGCCTGACGTAATAGAACCAGCATTAAGCGCACCAACTGTAGTTAGATTTGCTTGCGTGTTCAAGTTATTCTGCATGTAAGTGTTAATGTCGCTCATAGCGACCTGCTTCATAGTACCTGCGTCATTGACTACAACACCATCAGCATCAGCTAATGTAGTAGAGGTAACACTAGTGCCGCCATCCATTATGTTTAGCTCAGCAGGTGTAGCGGTAATAGCTGTGTTACTTGCTGCAGCCAGTACTGGAACAGTACCACTTTGGTTGGGTAGGTTTATTGTACGATCTGCCGTTGGATCAACGATTGTCAGTGTAGTTTCATGAGCGTCAGCAGTAGCACCTTCAAACACAATAGCATTAGCTGCATTCATAGTGACCGTATCAACTACCGTCTGTGTACCGCCAACAGTCAAGTTACCTGTAATTGTAAGGTTATCTGCTACTGTTACTTCTGATGTAGTGTGACCAATAGTTATTGCAATGCCAGATGTTTCTGTGGCAACTTTTAACGCACCTGTTTTATTAGTGATATAAGAGTTAGTTCCATCATGGTACAGTGCCATGTCACTGCCAGCACCAAAGTTAAACTTGTCACTGTCAGGTACAATCAAGTCACCACTAGCATTTACGGTAACAACTTTAGATGCTTCAGACGTACCAAGTGTAGTTACATCAAGATAGTTTAACTCTGCAGTTGTAGCAGTAACCCCATCTAGTATGTTAAGTTCGGTAGCCGTAGATGTTACACCGTCTAGTATGTTTAGTTCTGCTGCAGTGGATGTGACACCATCTAAGATATTAAGCTCAGCAGCGGTTGCTGTAACTAATGTACCACCTAGTTTTAAACCATTTGAGGTATCGTGTGAAGCAATGTTAAAGTCAAAAGCACCATCAGCGAAGGTAGTATTGCCAGTAATTGTAATAGTTGAACCATCAGCCGTAATGCTATCAAGAGCAATATTACCCACGTTAGTAATGTTAGCATCGCCAAAGGAAGTAGCAGCTAAGGTTGTAGCGCCAGTTACTGCAAGCGTACCTGCAATGGCTGTGTTACCGCTGGTGTTTGCAACAGTAAACTTATTGCTGTCCATAGTCAAGCCACCATTAAGGGCTGTAACACCCGTTACGGTAAGCGCACCAATAATACCAGCGTTTGCATCAACGTCTAGCGTGTCAATATGAGCAGTGCCATCTAGGTGTAAGTCTTTAAACTCTAAAGTAGATCCACCTAGATCAACATCATTATCAGTAACAGGGGCTATAAGACCATCTGAAATACGTATCTGTTCTACTGCAGAGCCACTTACTTCAACAAAGACACCATGCCTATTATTACCAGTATCAACAACTATTTTATTTAAACCATCTGGGTCAGCTATTAAAGGTACAAAGGAACCTTCGTCACTATCACCATCATGCCTGTGACCTGTAGTTGCGGAACTACTATAAGTAAAAGCATCTCTTAGCTTGTTGTACTCTGCATTAATAGGTGCAGCCTTAACGACTGCTGTAGGTACGATATCTGAAGTAGACTGCCGTGAATAACCTGCCATATTTTATCTCCTGTCACCTAGACCGTATGTAACAGAGAAAGCCTGGATGGTATGGCTAGGGTCTGTCCCATTTGTTACATATTTAATTGATATTGATTTACCTGAACCTGACACGTTTGTTGACCTGATAGGAGAGGGATTACCATCGTATATTTCTTCTGAATCAAACTTAGCTTTATCATAGAAAGCTGCAGCACCTTGCGTAGTTATAGCATAGTCAGAGGCTAGAGTTAAAGACGTATCACCATAGTCATACTCAATACCCATTGCTATATTAACTAAGCCCTCTGATCGCATGTAAGTATTAATATTATAGATAGTCTTACGAACCTCTGGATCTCCCATATAGATAAAGGGAGTCTGGAAGTAACTAAATATAGCAGCGCCATTAAAGTCTTCGCCTGTCTCTTGTCGTGATACAAATCCAGCTGAGTCTCCATGTATGATAAACTCTTCTTTATCTACATACCCGCTTGCAACTTGATTAACTTCTATGCCAACAATCTGAGAGAACTCAAAACCTCTACCAGCATCACCGCTACGTCTAACACCCCCAATAATACCTAGTGATTCTTGATCTTGAAAGAACATACGAAACTGAGACTTCTTTTTTAGTACAACTGTCTTAATTGTAGTTAAGTCTTCGTTTGCAGTGTATGAATCAAAGATAGACTGAATGGGTTTTGATAGAGAAGCAAGCTCAATATCGCCAATACGATCTGTAGCTGATATAGGACGTACACCATCAGGGGCTAGGAAGATAAGCTCCCCATTAAACTCTACTACACTATCTGGAGCCGTACACCCTAAGTTACTTGTTACATTTTGTAACACAAAGTTAGCTTGGTTATCTCCTACTAGGCGTTTAATATTATTTGCACCAAAGATATATAGTTGATCACGGAAAGATTTGATCTGAGTTATCTTGAAACCTACATTGACTACTCCCGCTCCGTTTGCAGGGTTGAAGTCTGTTTCAGCTACAGGTGAGCTAAAGTGTAGGTGGTAAGGTTCTCCAGCATCTCCTGCTAAGAATAAGTGGTTATTAAAAACTGCAACTAGGGTAGGGTCAGTAGGAGCATTACTATCTGTAATCTGTATATAGTTACTACCGTCATAGGTAGCCGCTGGGTTAATACCGTCAACCAATGCAAACTTAGGAGCGCCCCAGTTAAAGTTTTCAAAACGTACTTGTGTAACACCCGTCATAGTAGGAGCAACAGGTCTGTACTGACCAGCGCCAGAGCCTACCTCAATATTACCTGTAACTGCACCACTGGCTGCTATCTGAGTAATTGTATTAAAAAAGTTTGTACTTGTTACTGTAGCATCTGCTGCTGGGCCTGTTATTATTTCAACTAGTGCCGCACCTAGATAATCAGTTCCTGTAACAGTAAGAGTTATACCTGATACATCACCGCCAGCAGAAAAGATAGTAACCTTTCTAGGTTGTAAAGATGCAGCAGTAGTAAAATTAATTGTGTTGCTTGAGTGCAGAGCGCCATTAATAGCTAGGTTAGCTGCGCCACTAGTAGTTTGTGCAGCACATACGCCATTCCTGTCATTAGCTACAAGGCTAGAGTCTACAGCAGTCCAACCTATAACTGTAGGGGTTGCGGTAACTGCAGTTGACTCTTCAGATGTACCACCTGTAATAATATTACCTGTAGCAAATATCGCAGTAGGTAGTTTTCCAAAGTTAATAACAACGCTGTTAGATGAAGTAGATATTACTGTACCTGTAGCTGCTACACCTGAGTCATCAGCTGCGCTTACAACACCCGTAACTGTTTCACCAACTGTAAGGTCAGTACCCTCACCACTGGTTACAACAACCGTGTAGTAGTGGTTATACCAATGCAAGTAGTTATTTCCACTAGCAGGTTTTCTTGTCCCGAATATACCTTGTTGTACATCAGCAGAAACATGCACCCCCAAAACAGGGACACTATTAGTTGAGTCACCTGTAAGTTCACCATAAGATCTTGAATAACCGCTAATACGGCGATACCCGCCCAAAAGAGCAGGTTCATAATTAATTAGTCTATAAGCTGATCCAGCAAACTGACCACCGTGAGTAAGGGGGTCTAGGTTGTTGAAAAGTCCACCACTACAAGGTGTAGCAAACGTGGATAGTTGTTCTGCCATTATTGAGCACCAGTTACAGAGTTAAAATGTCTACCTGTTACAGTAGAAGTTATATACAAGGGTGTATCAAGTAGTAGACGCCGCATGTTATCAATACCATCCATAAACTTCTTCTCATGGATCTGCCCACTCTGATCATTGGAACGGAAACGCATAAGATACATCATAGCTCCATCAATAACAACTGTGTTAAACCTTTGAGGTATCACAGACACATCATTGAATGCTGTTAGGTCAGCAGGAAAGGAATAGTAGCGATACTCAATATCATAGGCAGCATCTGGAATGGGTGTAACACCAAACTTAGAATCTTGTGTCTGGTAAATACGCAGAGGTACAGACCTAGACGTAGCCCCGCCAATATCTTCTATAGGTCTAAAGCTACGTAGGTAATCTGCAAATGTAATTACAGGAAGCTTACGAGGCTCGTTCTGTTGTGTTTCGTTTTTCTTAATGTAGAAAGTATCCCAATCTACCTTTGATAAGTCTGCAGGAAAGTCATACACACCCGTACCAACAACTAATGTTTGTGTATTAGTAGTAAGAGTGAAAGGCCATTCCTGCGATATTTGTAGTATTTCTCTTATGCTCGAATTAATAGCATCCTTAGAAAGCGCTTGTAAGTTACGTACATCTAAAAAACCTGACCCAGCTGCGTCTAGCTCTGTCTCATTTATGCGTCTAAGTAATTGATTTACTAGATTGATGTATGTAGCCATGAAAGAACTTCCTTTGAGCAAAGTTAGAGGGGCTAGTTTCCCAGCCCCCCTTAGTTTAGCAATTAAGCCAGTGTATCACGATCTACTGTTTGAGCAGTATGGTCTCCGACTTCAGAGACATCCATCAACATACAGTAAACACGTAGTTTACCTGCGCTGAAGGTTGCACCGTCACCCGCAAAGGTTACGTCCATTGTATCTGCAACAGCATTGACAAGAACACCTGCTTGAGCTACTGTTGGTGCGTATGCAAGATCTGCAGCACCATCAATATCAAACGCAGCTACGTACTCGTTAGGGTCAACCGCTGTACCAAGAATAGCAGTAGCGTTAGAACCTGTGTTCATAGTAGCAGATTCCATTACTTGAATACCTGCCCATAGAATGACAGTATTACCAGGAATAGTAAGTGCCTGAATAATGTCACCAGCTGAACAATCAACCGCACTTGCAGTGAGGTCAAGAGTGTTTTCAATCATGTAAGGCTTCCGTGAAGGATTACCTGCTCCACGAGTGGGTGCTAAAAATGTAGTTAAAGTAGCCATAAGTTTATCCTCCCTTACGCTGCGTTATATTTAGCAGTTACGATTGCTTCTGGACGAAGAATCTTCCTGCCGTATAGATGCATTCCACGGACAATGTCCGAAAATGAGTCTGGGTCACGATATGACTCAACTTTGTTGATCTGCTCTGCAGAAGCAACAGCCGAATCGTGTCCAGCAACAATCACACCGTAGTTGGTGTCCTGGTTGGCTGAACCTGATGTACCTGATCCTGTACCTACTGAAGGTAGGTTATTGGATTGATAGATACGGAAGCCGTGTAGGTTGTTCAATACAAGACCATTCTGGAGACCTGAGCCACCCTGATCTGCATTTAGTACCCGTGAATCCTCGTCTTTTAAGAGTTCCATGAATACGGCGTCCAAGACCAGCCAGCGACCACGAGAGTCAACATTCTGTTGGTCAAGCAAGCGACCCATACGTGCAATAACCTGCAAAGGTGATGCAACAGATGTGCTTGCAGCAGTAGCGCCACCAAAGCGAGGTGTCAAAGGAATAGAGTGATCCCCTGCAGAGCTTGTTGTGATGTTGCCAAACGAACCCTTGTTCAACTTCATAGTTGTCAACAATTCGTCAGTACCAGCAGTATCTACAGCGAGTGTGCCGTTTGTTACGTCATTGACTGCATCTGCATCAGCGTGTAAAGCAGACTGCTTGTAACCAGACAAATAGCCAAGGCATTCTTGGTCCATTTGGTCAGCCAAACGATAGGCTGCACGATCAGTTGCAAGTTGCATGAAATCGACATGGCTATGGGCCTCTTCGATATCGTCAATCTTGAAAGCAAAGTAGTTGCTTTTGTCTACTACAAGCTGAAAATCTTCATCGTCAAGATCCTGGGCTGTGATCTGAGCACCACGTGTGTACTCTTTCACGGAAACCTCTGGTTCCTTCATAATTTTAACGGTATCGCCTTGGTTTGCGATCTCACCAAAATAGTCGTTGTTAGTAATAGCATTAGCTACAGCGCTCTTGCGAAACGCAAGCTGTACCTGTTTGCTGTAAATGATAGGGCTGAAGTTACCATTTGGTAAGTTCCCGTACCCTGTTGCGGTTGAAAAAGCCATGTTATATTCTCCTTTAGATGATGAATGGCTGGTTAATATAGTTACACATTCATATCCGAATGAAGAGGGCCGTTCTTTTTAGGGTATCATACTTGTAGAGGTAGCGCAACCCCTATTAGTTTGGTCCTATAGTCAAATGGGTAATTCTTTTCGGTTTGTGTAAAGATAGTTATATCTACAATTAACTAAAAGTCAATAGCTATTTCATATCATAGACAAACTTTCCACTGCGAATTGATTCCATGATAGCATCTGCATGTTTTTCATATTCACGAGTAGACATTTTATTCACTTGAGATTCGCGCCACTGTGCTGCAGTATCGTCTGTCTCAGGGGAATTTCTTGTTCTAGCTTTGACAGAGCTTGCTGCTGCCTTATCACTAGAGTTATCTTTCTTATTGGTAATGTTTTTGTCAGACTTGTATAAGTCAATCACACGAGAAACGGACTTAGCATCCTCTAGGTTCTCATACAAGGCATCCTGTACCCACTTAGGCTGTTCCTCTGCCCAGTTGTGGAATGCGTCATCACCACGAATAGTTTTAAAGTCAGGGTGAAAGCTCATTAGCTCTGCTTCTGCTTTTTCTTTCTTAGCTGTAACACGTAGCTCTTCTAGCTCCTGCATACGGCTGTCTAAGTCACTTGAGCGCTCTTGCGCCTTCTTGTCTGCAATAGCCTCAACAATGGATGCTACGTCAGGGTATTTCTTTGACCAAGCTTCAATGTCCTGATCTGTCTTTGGTAGTACAAGCTCATTGTTAGCAGCTTTCTTTAGCTGACCTTCAAGGCTTCCTATGCGGTCTTTAAACTCTGACTCTTTTTTAGCCAAGTGCTTTTGTATATCTGCGTAACGTTTCTTATAGCTGCGCTCTTCAGCAGTCAGACTTTTGTCATCTGCTTCTTGTGCTTCAGGTGTCTCTTTGGTAGCTTCTTGTTCGGGATTACTCTCATCCTGAACTTGGGCTTCCTCAGTTCCCTCGCTATCGGGTTCTTCTTGTTCTGCTCCGACATGATTCTTCATAAGCTCTTTAAGCTCTGCCTCTTCTTTTGCAATACGTTCTGCATTACGGTTGTTCTTGATATACGTAGTTTCTTGTGCTTGGGCTTCAGCCATAGTTTGTTTCCTTATTATTATTATTAGGGGCCAGCATCATTACTGGGTGTCCTCGTTTATTTGTTTTTCTTCTTGGAGCGCTTAGAGATAAAGCCGCCTTTGCTCATTCCTCTATCTCCACCCCCTGTTTCTTCTAGTTCTTCGTCTTCAAAGCCCTCAAACTCACCACCTTGAGCAGTACCATATCCTGCGTCCACTGCACCTTGTGCAGCAGTAGTAGCAGCTTTTTCAGCAGTTTTTTCAGCGGCTCTGTCTTGCATTCGGCTTGCTAGTGACGGGCCATCGTCATTACTATTACTAGGAGTACTATCATTATTTGGATTGTTAGCAGAACCTGTAATTATCTTACCGTTAATCTCGGTTCCCGGTTTTATAGAATTTCCTGCATCATCTACAAGCTGACCATTAACGTATTTAGCACCATCAAAAGGCGTCACTATATTAGCTAAAAATTCTGAAAAGCTATTACCCGAAGTAGTTGCATTGGCATCCGTTGATGAATTTGACGAACCTCCTCCATTTTCAATATCTTTTCTTTTCTTAAGTTCGTCTTTTAAAGAATTAATACTGCGTTCCATAACAGTCTTACCTGTAACACCTTTTATAATCTTACCTGATAATCCCTTATCTAGGAAATTATTAAGAAAAGAATTTAAACCTTTACCAGACTCTAAACTTTCAAGCTGTCCCTGAAGGGCGTCTGTTGTTTGAGTTGAATAGTAATCTTCAGTAGACGGGGGTTCATTACTATCATTTTCATTATCCTGACCCACGCTAGTCTGTGTAGTAACTCCTACCTGTGTAGCACTCCAGCCCTCTGCTATCCTTGCATCATGCTCTACTTGTTGAGCGGGTAGAGTGAATGCCTGTGATGTAAGTCCATCAGGGCTGTATAGCATTACCATACGTACAGCTGCAGTAGTAGCAGGTGCTACACCCCGTGCTCTATCTATTCCAGAGCCACGACCATACTGTGTGGAAACGTTAGCTGCCATAGTGTTTGCATTACGGCCATCCTCTAAGCCAGCCTCATTGTAGCCAACCCTTTGTTGTGGGACCATACCGCCTGCAGCCATGCCCATCTCTTGTAGTACAGCCATCTCCTCTGGTGTAAGAGCGTCCATGTCTTGTTGGCCTTCAGCAGCTACAGGCTCACCACCAATGCGTCCATCTACTTCCATCTTCATCATGCCCTGCTTGGCTTCTGATCGTAGGTCTTCAAAGAACTTTACACCATAGAAACGTAGCACATCAGCGGGTACAACATATTCACCTTCGCTTAACTGAGCAGGTACATCATCCCGTACTTCTGAGGCCATTGAGCCTGGAGGTATCTCGTTACCGCTTACAGGGTCAACTCTCATGCCATCATCAGCAATACCACCCTCTTCAAAGAGTTCAGCCATTTGAGATTCGTTATTCATTGCTAATCCGCCTTCATTAAAGTTTGCTGTAGGTAGCTTATGTACTGTAACTCCAGCCGCACCAAGTTTATTATTAGTTACTGCAAATCCTTCGCCCAGTGTTTCTGTTATGTAGGAGCTAAGTTCAGGTTGTGTGAAACCTTTTTGATAAGTATCCCTAGTTGTTATAATAGACATAGGCTCTGGGCCAACTGTACCCTTAGCGTCCATTACATCCCTGCCACGTGTAGTTATAACGGCCCTACCATTAGGCTCAAGTACACGTCCAATATCTTTTACAATAGTATCTCTAACATCCCTTGGTACTACGTTTAATACGTTTAGATTAGTTACTTTTTTATAAGAGTTTGATGGTATGTCAGTAGGATTATTAAAGTCAGGTGTGAAGTCACCTTTGGGGAAAGGCTCATACGTATCAAAGCCAAGCTCTTTCTTTGATAGTCCTAAACCTGCACCAAAGTCTAAAGTTTTACCTTCACCTGATAACTCTGTTAGTAGTGTATCAGCTTTCTTGTAAGTAGGGAGTGTCCCTGCTATCTGAGTACGCGCTGCGTTTTCAGCGGGAGGAACCCTGTCTGCTGCAGCTACATCATCACCCTTGCGTAACATACCCTTAAGAATAGGGCCTCCCACAGGTAAAACAGCTGCTAACTCAACAGCAGTAAGACCCGCCGCCTTTAGATAATTAGGGTCATCTTTTTGTACTTCATTAACAATATCAGAGACACCCTTAACCGTACCAACAGGCGTAAAGTCTAAACCTGCATCTAACATCTGAACACTCATAGGTGTTTTTTTTCTATAGGAACCTGTTAAGGGGTTATACTTTTCCCAGAGACTCTCTTCTTCTTGTTCTTTTATGTCAGCCATTAACTTTATCCCTCAAGTACTTCAAGTTACGATAAGCTGCAATCTTACCTTGAGCACGATAAAACTCAACAGGGTCAGATAATGTCTCAGCACTTTTGTGTTGCTGTGATATGCACTCATCTAACTCTTGAAGAAGTGCATCCCATTCTACTTTATTGTTTACAAGGCTCTTAAGCGACATTACCGCTGAACCCTTGCTCTCCTGGTACTGGTGCGACACCCGTTCCTATAGTACCACCGCCAGCACCTGTCTGGTCTTGTACCTGAGCGCCAGCAGGAGCGCCCTGTGGAGCAGGAGCACCACCTTCAGGGCCTGGGACACCTTCAGGAGCCATAGGGGGCTGTGGGGGCGCTTGGAAGGCTTTGAGTATCTCTGCCTGTATTGCTGCGTCCTGCATGGAGTTAGTCACTTTGTCTGGATCAAGGTTCATGCTCTTAGCAATCTCACGAATAACGTAATCCATCTTAGCGAATGGTGCAAGTGCTGGGTTAGATGCAACCTGCAAGAACTGCATTAAGCGCTGTGAGCGAACTTCATTAGCCATTAAGCTCTCTGTACCAGATGCCTTAACCTCTAAGTCACCCTTGATGCTGCTATCAAAATCAAACTGCATGTTGAATGCAAAGAAAGCTTTACCCATAGGAGCGATAAGATAGTCATCTACATTCTTAACCACACTACGAATAGAGCCGTTAGCAGCAGACATAAGCATACTAATACCTGAAGCAGTACGTCCAACACCACTGACACCCGTTTGACCATGAGCAAAGGAAGGGAATCCAGTAGACTCATCAGCTAATACTCGTGCTTTATCAAAGAGTTGCATGTTTTCCTGTGCTACGTTGGGGAACTTAGTGCCAAACAAGGCTTGACCAGGTGCACCCCCCTGTCTTCGTAGGACTTTTCCTGGGTACATAGTTAAGTCTTGGCCTGGAACCAAGTTTGTCTCATCTACTTCAATGATAAGATTACCACTTAGAGAAGCATTGTCAATAGCCATACGCATAAAGCCATTCATCAATGTCTGTGTATCGTCCATGTTCTCAGCAATACCTACGCCAAAGAAGGAATAAGGGTTGTGCTCATAGGGTACAGAGTAGTAAGGGATACGTGAAGGCTTGAATGGGTTAAGCACACAACGAAGGACTTCTCCGTTACACACCCAGATATTGCAGTTTACTTCGTTTAAGTCTTTATATTCTTTGGGTATCTTAATACCATTATCTTCTAGTATATCTATATCAACAAAGCCCCAGAACTCAAACACTTCCCAACGCTCTGAGTTACCAATAGTACTATCGTCATCTTCCATCTTCTGTTCCCAATGCTTACGCACATAGTCAGAACCAGAAGCAACGACAGCTTCAATAGAATCTTCCATAAAGTAAGGGCGATTAGCTAGAGAACGTATTTGTGTACGAGACATCTTGTGACGCTCAACTACATACTCTGCATCATCCATGCTTGAAGCTTCAGGGTCAGGGTAGAAGTTCCATATAGATACATGATCTGTAGAAGGTACAGTCTTTACTATAGGGTCATACTCACCTTCTTCATTCCAGTTAGGATACTCTTTATCTGTAGCGAAGGGGCCTTTCATAACACCTGTACCTAGCAGTGCCATCTCAAAGGCCATACTACGTAAATGCTTAGATGCACCCGACTCGTTTAACTGATCGTGTACTTTCTTTTCCATCTTCTTAGCTGCTACCATAGCAGGATGGAATGTTACAGTAGTAGGAGAAGTACCGTCACCCTCAATGAGTTTATCTGCTACTGGAGTTAGTTTATTTTCTAAACCACCTAAGCGTTTCTCTAATGAGCTTCTAGTCTCACCTGGTTTTAGTTTAGTGTCTGGGCCAATCAAGTAAGGCTTAGTAGGCTCCTGACCAAAGGCACTCTTTAATTCTTCTACACCTGCTTCTGCATTAGGGTCTAGATTAATGTGTACAGACTCAGCAACGCCATCAGGTAATACAGAGGGATCTATCGAAAGCGGAAACTTATTATTTCCAAATAGAACATCAATAATCTGCCCATAAGCAGCGAGAGTTTTAGTCTTAGTGACTTTAATAAATACCCTAGATTTTTCACTAGATGTGAATTGCACGTCTGATCCGTAAAGACCACGATAGTTTCTATAAGCACGTAGCCACCTTTCTTCATCCCCTAATCTAGAGTCTTCTGCTCTTTTGAATCGCTCATTAACAAACGCAACAATACTACTGCTTGACGCAAGGAGTTTATCGTCTTGTGCTTCTGCAGCAACTACGTCATCAGTCTCAAACGAAAGATCATCTATTTCTGCCATAATTTAATATCCGAATGTTGGGTCTGACGCTTGAAAGCCAGACCTTTGTGTTGCGGGGTTAAAGTCCCATAGTGAGCTTCTTGGTCTAGTCATAATACCATACCTTAAAGCATCATACAAGTGATCTTCTGAGTTTGTATCAACATCTTCAGAGTTTCTTTTGTCTAAAGGTATTGATGGTATCTGCGCTAGTAGATTGGTGCAGGTAGACATGAATACCAAGCGTGGTTTCTCAGTAAACTCATCTACCTGCAAACGGCGATGTAACTCATTTTTACCAGCCACTCTTGAGCCACGAGAACGGTCAGAAGGTCTCCAACGACAACCCTTCATGTTCATTTGTTCTGCTAATGACGGGCCAGTATCCCCACGTTTGTGCCACAGGGAAGAGTCCAATACGCCGTATCTCATTGTACCATCTTCAGCCTCTGCATCAAGAATCATATCTGCTAGATCAGTGGCTGTTACTTTACTACAATAAAGTTCTCTGTATACGATAAGCTGCTCATCAGGTGCTACAGCTATCCAAACAACACCTGTGTAACTCCCATATCCATAGTCACAAGCTCTAAATCTAGACCATGACTTAGGTATGCTAAAAGGATCTATAACGTGTATAGCTCTGTTAAACTCAGGGAAAGCTGCCCCTTCATTTACATCCCAGTTACCTTCAAGTAGTTGTTTTTTCTGATGCTCAGGTAGTGAGAGTAGCATTGCTTCATACTCACCGCCCTGTGACAAATAAGGGTTATCAAATAGGCTGGCAGGGATAAACCTACGTTTAAATAGAGGTTCACCCTCTCTGCTATGCCCTTTAGGGAACGTAATAGTATCCCCTGTTTCTATACTAGTAGCCCAGAATGCCTCATTGCGAGGTGCTGGGTCAATAAACATCTTTTTAACCCAAGCATGTCCGTTTCCACCTGGGTTTGTTGTGGCTCTCATGTACAAACCTAGCTCATTACTATGTGCAGATCTCAAGCGTGACCTCATATAATCCCAGGCGTAGTTTGTATTCCACTGCGTCAGTTCATCGAAGCCTATCCAGTTAAACGCCTGCCCTTGGTAGCGGGTAACATCCATGTCTTTGTCCAAGTAGGACATCCAAAGTCTGCCCCCTCTAGGGCTAGTCCACTGTGACTTACGTTCTGACCACTTTATACCTGGAATTGCTTTAGGGTATAGCTCTTGACTCTTTTGTATTAGCTCTCGTAGCTCTTCTGTAGTGTGTCGTACCAGCAAACCACTAAAGTTAGGGTTGCCTAAGCCATGTAGAGGGTCTGCAAGCATGGCGTAGCTTTTACCACCACCCGCACTGCCTCCATATAGTACTTCACGCTCACTAGAACTAAGAAAGTCAGTCTGAGGGCCAGCATTAGGCTTAAAAACTACGTCTTGAGCTACTTCTACTTCATACTGAGGGGGTAGAACTGTCGCTGGTACTGTCTTCTTCGTCTTCTCCGTGGGTACTATAGGCTCCAATGCGGTTTTTTTCAAGGGTTTCGATTTCCTTGAGGATTTTTTGGAGCCGCTGGGCAAGGAACCGTTTAGCTGTAGTTGCTTTTTTACGTTTGAGGTCAATGTCTACTCTTCTTCTTAGCGCTTGCTGCGTAATAGGTCTACCTGTCTGTTTTTCTAACCATATACAGACATCTGCGTAACTATACTGCTTTAAGTGTCTCTTTGCAAGCTCTAATGCCTCTAATTCGTAAGGGATAGGCTCTAAAAGTGCATCATTATCGTAGCAAACCTTATATCCGTAAGGTACACCCTTGTTAGTATTACCTAGTCTTACTACTGTATGCCACTCTTTTTCTTTACCTTTAGGTGGTTTAGGTAGTTCCCAGTAACCTATATCTTCTGTTATCTTTAATCTCACAATAACACTACTTATTCATTAGAACCTTCTTTGGGTGGAAGGTAGAATACACCGCCACCACTAGAGGATACGTCCAATCTTTCTACTTTACCCAAGCCAGCACGATCAAGTAGGTCTTTAGCGGCAACCATCTTATCACGAATGCCTAGTTCAGTAGGGTCATACAAAGCACCAGCCATAGACATAGCTGCTTTAGGGGCTACTTGTGCAAAGTAAGTACGTGTAGCCTCTCCTATCTCATCTTTAAGAGACTCAACTATAGAACGAGTAGAACTAGTCTCGCCATAACCCGCTAGTTTCTTAGCTTGTACAGCATCACCTTGAGCCTCTTCAAAGAGAACCTCTAGGAAACGCCGTTGATTATCTGTTAAGTTACGTGTCATGGTGTTACTACTTTCTTTGTATAAAGATAATACATGCTATTTGACCTCTTCAGCTAGTATTGCTGCACCCCAGAACAAACCAGCAGTACCTATGCCAAATACTATAACACAAGCGAGGACAGTTAAGAAGTAAAATATCCTATCCCTCTTATCTGCTTCAGCCTCAAGTGCATCCTTACGCCGTTTACGAGCTTGGGCCTGTTCGTGTACAACCATATCCCACATACCTGGAGGGCCATATAATCGTGTTGTAGACCTCAAATCGTCCATACACTCTTTGTGCTTCATCTTAGCTTGAGCTATGGCGAAACCTTCTTCTTCAGTAGAGGTAAGGCGACCCAGTGGGCCTTTGTGCCTGCCCTTCTCAGCAATACCAATCTCGGCTTCAAGGTTAGCTAATTTACCGAAAGCAGGCATAATGCTATTAACATCTTTGCCTGCCTTTATTGCGTTGCTTATACCGCCAGCTATGCTGCTTACTGCACTTGCAAGAGCTAAAACTTCAATCATGCAAATACAGTCCTATATTCAGTTAGCCTATTTAGGTTCTTCGTTTAGAACACGGCTAATGTCACCACGAGTAATTCCAATATCTCTTAAGTCTTTGTCTGTCATTCCGTGAAGCTGCATTGAAGCTATGCGGCGGTTTGCTTCTTTTTGGCGACTCTCAATAAAAGCATTAAAGACTTTTACTAGCCATGCTTTAAATGATGCACCAAAGCGTTGTGTTTGTGTGATTACTAATTCCATGTCCATTCTCCTTTTTTATATAGGGACGAACATAGTTATACTTAATTAAAACCTATTTAGTAGATACAAGTTTGCATACCCGTTATCTATTAGGGTTATACCTTTCCCGTACAGATATGGTAGCCTCAATAGTATTAGTAGTCTGGGCATACAAGACAATCTTATCACCAGCGTGTAAGTGCATGACACTACTATCTAGTACATTAAAGGAGCTATTAGCTGCTATGCTGTGATCTTTGAGTAAGTAATGATACGTGCTGTCAGCTTTATGAAAAAACTGTACGAAGATCTTCTTAGCACCTGAGTTATTGTTATTCAGGAATAGAAGATCAATAGTAGCGCTATGCGTTGCAGGACATGTATACAGAACATCAGCCGCTGCATCAGCAGTAGTGGAAGCTATAGTCTTAGCCTCTGTAGAAGTCTTATATATAGCTAGTTCTACCATCTAGTCTTTCTTAGCTTTCTTCTTACCAGTAACTCTCTTCTTAATCTTTGTAGTCCAAGCTTCATTAATATCAGGAGTACTAGGGTCATCACCTACAAGTTGACCTTTAGCATTACGAGCACGTACTACTTCTGTCTCTACTATAGTAGTTTCCTCAGTTACAGTAACCATTGCTTGATTAGATGCTGAACCTGCAGTAGAAGTAGTTAGACTAGGCATTACTTCACCAGCCATAATAGCTTCTACATGCTCATCTGCATACCATACGTCACCATAGGCAGCTTCACCAGCTACAGGGCCACCACTAGCGTCTAATACTTGACCATCAACAACAGTGTAGCCTGCAGCGTTTAGTTCTTTTTCTTTATTGTTAAACATTTAGTTAAGTCCGTTTCTTTGATGGGGGGTTCGATGCACCACACATTAGGCCCCCCTTATTCATGAATCCCATTTTATTACGTACTGCTTTAGGTAAGGATGCTGCGCCCTTGTTAGGAGCTTTAGTTAAGCCACCATCTTGCATAGCATTGCCAGCCATCATCATACCTTGGTTTTTCATATCTAAAGAATCACCATTTGCCTTGGATGGACCTGTATTAATTACAGAACCGCCCATGTTATACATGCCCTTCTTTACAGAGCCACCCATGTCGTACATGCTCTTCTTAGGTTTTTTACTTCCGTAATTCATTGTGTCTCTCTCCTATTTCTTTATCTTAGCTTTAGCTGTTTTACTCAGGTCTTTAAAATGTACAACCTTCTTAGAAGACTTTGACATAGTAGCACCTGTCATAACTTTACCGTCAGGATGCTTATGGGTCTTACCCGTCCATTCCCTACCGTCAATAGTATAGTGTTTTACACCCTTCATTTACTTACCTTCCTGTAGGTTTTGGTTTTGGCTGCAATTTTTTTAGGTTGAGCCACATGCTGCTTACCTGCCTTAGTGCCTTCTCGTTTAGCTCTGGTTGTAGCGGCGTACTCAGAAGGAGTAAGAGACTTAATAGCCTTAGCAGGTAGATAACGCTCACCAGTTTTAGCGCTGGGCTTTCCACTCTTAGTACCCCACTTTTGATTACCCCAAGCCTTTAAGCTCTTCTGTGACTTAGCTAATGCCATACTAACAGCAGTCACAACCTGTGTGGCACTTCTTATTCAGTAATGCACACAACAGTCGTTTAATATACTTTCTCATTTGTATCCGCCACCCTTTGCTTTATATTGCTTAGCTACCATTTGAGCCTTACGTGCAGACCACTGACCAGGCTTACCACCCGAAGACCCCGCCTTTACAGAAGCTACAAGAGTCTTACGCATACTAGGCTTAGTGTAGTTACCCGCTGCGTTTACTGTAGATTTCTTAGCCATTAAGCAGGCTCCCCATTATACTTTAACTCAGCACAGTTAGGTTTTATACTTGCATGACTGTACGTAGCTCTAATCTTTAGTGCTTCATTTAAAACGTCTACTTGGCATTCTTCTTCAGTGCTAAATACGTAGGGACTAGTAACAACGTCACAATGCTCAGATAGAGCACTCATACATACCATTATTATACCAAAGTATCCCATTACTACCACTTTACTTTATCCGCCCAATAAGCTGCACTCATCTTACCCTTAGCTATGTTCTTACCGTGCCTAGCCTTAAAACTCTTACGCTTAGCCTTCATGCGATCAGATTCACCCTCTTTAGGCTTTCCTGCTGTGGATGCTCCCTGCTCACCAAAGCGGATGAGCTTAATGGTTTCACCTTCTTTGGCAAGTACAGCGTGGGACTTACTAGGATGCTTAGGTGTACGCTTGGGTTTGTTGTAACCTGCAAATGTCTCACCTCTATACTCAATAGCCATTAGTTAGGTCCATTTCTACTCATAATCTCACGACCATAGTATTCTAAAGTCTTCTCAGCTAAAGCTATACGTTGCTGTAATTCAGTAATACGGGATATAGTCTTAGTTAATGCATCTGCTTCTTCCCATAGATCTTCTATTTCTTCAAATGCACCATCAATGTAATCACTATTTTCTTGTACATCACGCTTAAGATTAACATTATCCTCAATAGCCATACGGCTACCTAGTTGTGATACAGTCTCTTCTAAGTTTGATATAATAGAAGCTTGTTGTGACACCCACCACACTCCACCTGCAAGCTGCACTGCCATAGCTACTACAAGGGCTACAGGTAACTTAAGGTTTTCCATAGCTGTTATCGCTTTCCTGCGTTACTGTTACGGGGTATGCTTCTATTAGTACTAGCTTTCTGAACACGTAAGTTAGACTTAGCATTATTACGAGGATTACCGTCCTTGTGGTCTACATCCTTACCGTCACCCTTACTTACTGCTCCACCCTTCTCCATAGCATAACGTGCCTTCTTACGAGCACGGTTATCCGCCATACGCTTAGGAGACTTGTCATACTTACCTTCACCACTCATGGTGTAGTTACGCTTGCCAGCTGGCTTTTTCTTGCCCTTCTTAGGAGTCAGCATAGGGTCTCTTCCTGTTAGGTTCGAGTACGTCACGCTTGTCTATCATACCCTCTAAGTACATAGCTCTCTCTACGTGATCTAAAGTATACTTAACTCCAGTGTCAGCTAAGATAGCCTCTCTTACATAGAATACATCAGACTTAGGAATGTGTATCTTTAGTAAGGCATTGTTATTCTTAGATGCCAGAGCATTATAGAAGTCCTCTAATACGGACTCACTTGGGTATAGTTGTATTCGTTTTTTCATTAAAGTCAAGTACTAATGTTAAGGGGTGTGAGAAAAGTAGTATTACTAGGGGTTCTGTTATTACAGAAAGGAGAGAGGAGACAAGGAGTGACACTTATAGTAACTACAGAAGCCCTAGTAATACTTAATAGTAACTACTTCCTTCATTATAACTACAAGGTTAGTAACTACTACAAATATTATAATAGACTATGTTTAACATACTGTCAATAACTATTTCAATGTAATTACATAAATTACTATAACTACATAGTATTACTATATAGTAACTACTTATCTTATTTATAACTTGTATATGTTATTACTATTTAGTAGTTATTACTTTTTTATGTAGTTACTTAATAGTTTAACTACCACTACCACTACAGTAAGTTATACTTATTCCGTAAACCGTGTCAACCCCTAATCGTATATTAGCTAGTTATTGTAACAATTCGTGAACACAAAAGGCATGGGGGTCAGTCTAGTGGGTACACCTTATTGGACTTACTCATATTAACATAAGCGGGTAGAACTTGTAAGTTCCAGGGTACATGTAACCCACAGACGTTTTCACCTCTAAGAGGGACTATATGGTCTACATGGTAGTCTTCACCAGTAAAGGATCTACAATCCCGCATATGCTCATATATGTCTAATATCTGTTGCTTTTGCTCAGGGTTCAACCATTTAGGTGTAGCTTGTTTACTACGTTTATCACGTAAAGCTCTATCTCTTTTAGCTTTAGCTTTTCCTGCAGGGCTTTTCCTGTATAACTTAGCAGTATCCTGACCTTTTGGACTAGCTCTATGTTTAGCTTCCTTGTTGTTCTTACATGTTTTACATTCATGGCTAGGCGTTCTGTAAGTACTACCACTCTTACGCTTACGCTTGCGCATAGGGAACTGCGATAAGGGTAACTCTTCATTACAGTTGCCACATACCTGGACAGCTTTAGCCATGATATCCTTACGCTTTTGTTCTTGCCTCTCAAGTTCTTCTTTATGCCAAGCATCCCACTTAGCTTGGCCTAGCTGTTGCTTCTCTTCGGGAGATAGTTGCGGTTTACGTACACTACTCAGGTATTCCTCCCGATTTAAGCCTGTTGCAGAGCCTTTCTTTGCGTTGTACTGGTTTGTGTATTCTCTTCTGCAAGCCTTACACCTAGCTGTAGGTGTCTGTTCACCACTGGCTAAGCGAATCTTGTCAAACTCATGTAAGTCTTTAGTTTTACTGCATATGCTGCATTTCTTCATGTTAGCCTCCTTGGTGTACGTATAGTTATACCTATGTATATACATCTGTCAATAGGGGAGTGACTCATTGTAAAAAACCCGTGTGTGTATTTGTACATATACGTATATCGTATACCCCCACCCTGGCCCCTGCCCGTACCCCTATAAGAGGTGACATATCGTTTTTCTAGGGTATTAATAGTGCTAAACTACTGTAAAGTAATACTTTTAATAGTGTTAGGTGAACCCTCTTTTGGCTAAGTTACTGTAATTGCTAGGTGTTTCCTGACAGTGAACGAAATAGCACTCACGATGCATGTAATACACCCCTACCCCCCATTTGCGTTGCACACATATACCACCCCTAGAAAACCATGCCGCATTGCATAAAGGAATAGATACGCGCATGTAGTATATACTCGCGAGGCAACAATTAGTTTATCTAACTAGATCAACACCTTAGATAAACTTAGCGCCAATCAATATCAAATGTTACAGCTATTCTTTAATGAAAACATAAACTTAAACTATTTCCGTGATCATCTAAATTAATTATTGTGTTATTCAATTCATTCTGTGCATAGTGATTACATCGAAAGCGACAAGAGATAAACCGAAGCAGCGTAGCTCTTCAACAAGTCTCAGCGTCCTAACGGCGAACACGGTGCAAGGCCCTGAGAAATAAAGACTAAGACTAACGACTAAAAGATTTACTTGACTAACTAAACTAAATAATACTACGATAAGACAACAAAACAGCCCTAGTTATCTGGATGGATGGCAGCAAGCGAATTAGCAGTCTAAGCAACTGCATAGTGACGAAACCCGATTGTTACAGGCATGACAAAACCTGTGACATTGAGCAAGGGATGTAGGCACAAGGGATCACTGAAAGTGTGGTTTGAGAGTGGTGATATGAAACAATCCACCTACAGTGCTGGTTGCTTTGTAAAGACATCCAGGCCAAGGGTCACTATAGCTATGTCTTCACTAAGCAACAATAACGTCTGCTTAGCTTGGGTTTATCTCTACGGTGATATAAGCCTTAACCCTAAACATTTGGAGAATATCATGTATAAAGTTGAAAAGAATGTACCAATGCCAAACGCAACTCGCAATGGCGTTCCTTACTACAAATACCCTTTCTTCACAATGAATGTAGGTGATAGCTTTGCGGTGCCTG